TTTAAAATTGCCAGGTCAAAGACCATCAGTTGCCTTAGTCGATTTTTCAGTTACAGTTCCTGCGTTTGGTGATAAAGAAGATGAAAGATATCTTGGTACATTATTAAGAGGTTCTCAAGTTGTTGGTGCTGGTGTAGTTTTTGAAAATGTTTATGATATTGATTTTGCTTCACCATATAACGCTCAAGGTTTCCCAAATAGATTAAAAATTCCTAATTTTAATTCAAACGGGATATTGGTTAACTATACAATTACAAAAAGAGAAATTGTTGTTAATGGTATTACCAAAGTGTTCAAAAGAGTTATCAGTGCCAATGATGTTAAACCTTTCTTTGAATTGTTCTTACCTGAAAAAAATGTGTTGGGTATTACAAGTGTATTATTAAAGAACGGAACTCAATATACAAACATACCAACCACAGCCGAATTTTTAGGTGCTGAGAATAGATGGTACGAGGTGGATGCATTGGCTGAAGATAGAGTGTTTATTGAAGACCCGACCAAAGTCTCAGACCAACCTGGTATCAAAGTAGGTAGATATATTCAAACACAAAATAGATTTATTACTGAATATACTCCTGAAGGATTTAAGAAAATGACTTTTGGTGGTGGTACGAACACTGCTCAAGACCAATTGAATCAATTCACGACTTTAGGTACAACATTAGAATTACAAAAGTATTCAAATAACTTTTCATTAGGTTCAACACTAACACCCAATTCAACATTGTTCATTCAATATAGAGTTGGTGGTGGTTTGGCGACAAACTTGGGAACTAATGTAATCAATCAGATTGGTACGGTATCTTTCTTTGTTAATGGTCCTTCAGAAACAACAAACTCTGCGGTAATCAACTCATTAAGATGTGTTAACGTAACTGCCGCGGTAGGTGGGGCAGGACTTCCATCATTAGAGGAAATTAGAAATTATGTATCATTTAACTTTGCGGCTCAGAAAAGAGCAGTAACAGTACAAGATTATGAATCAATCATTAGAAACATGCCAGCTCAATTTGGTGCACCTGCAAAGGTATCCATTACTGAAAACGACAATAAAATTTTAATTCAAATATTATCTTATGATACGTCAGGTAAATTAACAAATATTGTGTCAAACACTCTAAGACAGAATATTGCCAACTACCTATCAAACTATCGTATGATGAACGATTACATATCAATATTCAGTGCTGAGGTTATTGACTTGAGTGTTGATGTTTCAATTGTTTTGGACTCGGCACAAAATTCAGGACAAGTAATTTCAAGTGTTATTGATAAAGTATCTGCGTACTTTAACCCACAAACAAGACAATTGGGTCAAAACGTATATCTGTCGGAGATTAGAAGTATTATTCAAAATACAAATGGGGTGTTAACAGTTGCGGGATTAGAAGTGTTCAATGAGGTTGGGGGTCAATACTCTTCAGCTGAAACATCAATGGAATATTCAGACCCAGAACTTAAATTAATTGCTCCTGTTGACGACACAATCTTTGCTCAACCATCTCAGGTATATCAAATTAGATATCCTGGTAAAGACATCCGAGTTTCAGTTAAAAACTTCCAATCAATTACTTTCTCTTAACAAGTTTATTTATTTTTACTTTAAGTTATTATTTAATTACGTGCGTAAACTTTAAAAATAACGCATAAACTATTTATTAACTAAAGAGATTAATGGGTCAATCATATAGAATAAGGACTGAGTTAGGTATTAGTAAAACTATTAATGTACAGTTAGACCAAGAGTTTGAACAGTTAGAGATTTTATCTTTAAAAATACAACAGGAGGATATCTACATAAGAAGTTGTGCTGATTACGGAGTAATTGTTGGTAGGGTTACCGCTAACAACGGATTCGGATTACCTAATGCTCGAGTGTCTATATTCATCCCAATTACAAATATTGATGAATCAAACCCAATAATTTCAAGTATATACCCTTACAAATCCCCAACAGATAAAAATGAGGATGGTTATAGGTATAATTTATTACCTTATGAAAAATCATATTCCGCTCACGCCGCTACAGGTACATTACCATCAAGATTAGATGCGTTGACGGGAAATACCGCGGTTGAAATATACGACAAATATTACAAGTTCACCGCAAAAACAAATGATAGTGGGGATTATATGATTATGGGTGTCCCACTTGGGTTTCAAACTGTGGTAATGGATGTGGACTTATCTGATATAGGTGAGTTTTCATTAACACCACAAGATTTAATTAGAATGGGGTTGGCAACTGAATCACAAGTTGCTGGTAATAGATTTAGAAGTTCAAATGATATTAACTCATTACCTCAAATTATTAACTTAGTTAAAAATTTAGAAATTTCACCACTATGGGGTGACCCTGGTATTTGCGATATTGCGATTAATCGACTTGATTTTGATTTAAGGGATGATGCCAATGTTAACATACAACCAACATCGGTTTTCATGGGTTCAATATACTCCACTTCTGATGAATTTAGAGTTAAACGAACTGCAAGACCAAAAGATAACATGGGTAATTTGTGTTCTCTACAGACAGCACCTGGTCAAATTCTTGCAATAAGACAAACAATATATCAAGATAGTGATGGAAATCCAACATTGGAACAATATGAATTAGAACAATCAGGTAACGTTATTGACGGAGATGGAACATGGTTAACAGAATTACCAATGAACTTGGATTATTATATTACAAATGAGTTTGGTGACAAAGTGGTATCGAATGACCCTGATATAGGTATACCAACAAAGGGTAAATATAGATTTAAAATTAAATGGACCCAACCAACCGCACTAACGGAGCAAACAAGAAGACCTTATTACTTGGTTCCTAACGTTAGAGAATATGGTTGGTCAAATACTGAAAGTGACCCAGTAAATTCTGGTATTTCATCGGTTCAAAAACGATTAGCGGGTTCATATTATTTTGGTTTAGATTGGACAGGTTATACTAATGTAAACGCGGCGATTGCTTGTGAAGACACTTTTTATCAATTTGACTATAATAAAGTGTATACCGTTGCTGGACTTATAGATGAATTTAAAAATGGAGGTAGAGGTAGATTTATTGGTATTAAAGAAATTGATAGTAATGATTGTGATGCGACAATCAACAAATTTCCAGTAAATGAAGGATTTAGAAATTTTGACTTAATTTACTTTTTATTTTCAATATTATTTACAATCATACAATATATTGGGATTCCCATATTAGTTGCGTATCATATTGTTGCGTGGATTAAAAACTTATTTAATAATGATTTATTAAAGGTTTTGTTATGGCCGCTTTGGTTATTAACGTTACCTATACGTTTATTAACTCCAAATATTGATTATATAAAATTACCAATGATTACATATCCTGAATGTCAGGCATGTAACTGTGGAGATACTAAATCCCAATCAACTAATACCCCAAATATTGCATCTCTTTTATCAACACCAATTGAAACGGGAGTATTAACTCAAGTCTCTAATTCACAATTATATTACAATAAATTAACTGAACAATTTAGTACTGATTTAAGTACTACAATTTCACAAGCAATATCAACTAATAGTGCACAACCTAATAATCCACAACTTTTTAAAACAGCTAAAAGTTCACCTGTAAACTTTTTTGAATACTCAATTCAAAAACAGACCTTACCTATTGGTGAGAGAATAAATGTGTTTAACACTAGAAATAAATATTTTGAAGGTGTTAATAAAATTAAAGTAACTTTTGCATCTGAAAATAACTTAACATATCACTACGATAATACATTAACGGTATTATCAACACAAAGTTTTCCTGCGGGTACCTTGTTGAGTTTTATTGCTCCTGAAAAAACTACAGATAAAAATTATTTATGGAGTGGTACTACGCCATCGGGAGCCGTTTTAAAGGGTATTAATGGAATTATTCAAACTAATGAGTTTACGATTAATGTTGAATATGCTGACCCATCAAATACAAATAATAATTTAAATACAGTATATACAATACCTGCACAAACAAATGTCACTTGTGTTGATAGTATCACCGTTGATGTTACAAGTTTGGGTACTATAATATACGGTGATTGTTCAGGTGGTAGTAATACTTATGATGCGTTATCATTGGGTGTACAAACAATAACAAATGATAATTGTATTACGTTAGGTACATTTAACGGTACCGCAACATTTAATTTAATTAATAGTGGAAACACTTGCCAAAGATATACTTACCCATCAGATATTGAATACTATCAAGTATTAACCGCAATTACTATTACAACAACAACTGTTAATGGTGTTACAATACCTATTGTGCCAAATTCTGCTAATTCTGGTGGTTTTTATGAAGGGGTATTAAGACAAAATAGTATTATTGAAAATTACGAAAAACAAATTATTGGATATCCTGGAAATGCCGCAACTTTAGAAAGTACAGTTACTTTGAATCCTACCGATTATATGGATGGATTCACGGACCAAGTAATATTAATTTTACAAAGAGGAGTTGACCCATATTCCCCATTATTAACCAATAAATATTCTATTGGTACTTTGTTTGGTACAGATGAAAATGATGTTAATTGGACATTTACCGCATCGACAAGGGTTAATATACCCATACAAAAAATACCAAATGGTTCCCCAACTTCGGTACCTCAACACAATACTCAAAATAATATTTATTTCCAATCACATTTTTATACCCCTGGTGTTGTGGGGTCTACCACACCAGGTTTACAGTATTCGTCATACACTACAAGCAATGTTGGGTACTATGGTGCACTTGATGGAATTTCGACAAATAGGTATGTAGTAGTTCCTGGTTCAACATATAACTCTTCTTCCCTTATTAATCAAACTCCAGTGTATGGCACATCTAAAGGGGTGTCAACTAAAACTACAAACGTGTATTATGAAAGTGCTGTTTCAGTAAATGATTATGATATTGCTGAGGATTTATCAGGAGGTGCAATATTGTTCGGTAACCCTTTAACTGAATATCCTGCAACCACATCTACACAAGTAAGTTATAGTCCGTTTGGTACGATTTATTTTAGTCCTATTTTATATCCATCATTAACAGGGGCTAGTCAACTTAATATTACAGGATACTCAAAAAATGTGATGAGAACTGATAGACTACCGTCATCGGATTACATTGATAGTAATAATTTAAGAGGTAATGTTAGTTTATTACAACAAAATCTTGGGTTTGCTGTTTATGCGTATGATAATGAAGGAGTGGAGTATATTGCACCAGGATTTTCAACAGGTGCTTCTCAGGCAACCGCAAATATTGATGGACAATTAGCATCTATAAACGTTATTGAAACTTTAGGTAGTTGTCAGAATTTGGTTGGTTTAGGATGTTATGAAGGTGACGGAACAACTTTTGGAATTAAATCAAATTGTTCAGATGGTGCTACGGTTGGAGTTCTATCACAAACCTTTACGAACAATTGGGTTAATGGTTCCTTGTATATGTTCCCAATCCAAGTGGATACTTATTTTAATGATAAAAACCAAGCATTACCACCTGAATTTGTAAAAGAATTGGTTTATTTTGATAGTGATACTAATAATTTTTACTATCGAAGTTCACCATATCTTTCAGGCTCAACGACGCAAAGATTTATTGGAAGACCAACCACAGGTTTAATTAGACCAACTAATCAGAGAAATTTATTATTCCCAACAACAATTATTAATATGGGTATGAAGGATGATTTTTATGGCGAAATAAATTATGAACCATCATCCAAAGGGTATATAATGAACAATCTAAACCCTACTAGTTATTCTGATACATCTGATTTGGTTAATTTGTTTGTAATTTCCAGAATAACTAATAGTAAATTTTTATTTGGTTTACCTACTGGTAAAGATAATAGTTTAAATTCGTTATTTACTCGTGATGGTGATAATAGAAGAATTGACGGTGATTTGGCTCAGAGTTTGTCTATTAATTCTGAGTTTGGTGTAATACCATTTTCACCTGAATTTTATAGTGTTAATGGAACTTCTTCCGACCCAGTGGTTATTTTAGGTCCTCCAACTTCACCAACAATGGGTATTTTCTTTTCATCAACCACGTTTGATTTACAAAATAAAGATTATTTAACTCCAGGGGTTATTAACTTTAGACCGACACCTGGAGCTAATGCAATTACATATCCATATGGAATTAAATCACAGTATGTGCCATTCTATCAATGGGAGTTAAAACAAGAATACACTCCAAATATTTTTGGTTCTCAATTTAATAATTGGAAAACAAATCAAGATTCTAATATTAATGTTAGTGGTATTTTTGGGTTTAATTATCAATCTTTAGATAGAAGAAATATTGACCCACCAACTTATTTTGTTGGTTCTAATAATACTAATGATATATACCAAAGAGGGTATATTTTTAATGTTAACTCAAGTGGTGGTTATTCATATAGTATGGGAGGTGTCCCATCAAGCAAATTTTTAGTTAGTGCTCCATTCCATTTTTACTTTGGAATTAAAAAGGGTCTGACGGCATTGGATAAATTTAAAACGAAATATTCGATAAGTGAATAAGTATACTATCATACCAAGTAGTCAGGAATATAAGTCAGCTCCATTTGTTGACCAAGATATTAGTGTGACTTTAGAACAACAATCACAATTAATTGTTGAATATGACCGAAGTCAAAGTATTAATCTTGCACAGGTTTTTGATGATGAAAGACAGGCTAGTTCAACGTTTAGACCAACCTTTAAAGTAAACTATATCTATGCGAATACATACACTGGTACTACAGGATATATCCCATTTAGAAATAATTTATTTTATATTGACCCAATACAATCTACGGTTAATGGTATATGGAAAGGATTTCCTCAATTCTACGAATTTGATTTTTATAGACCACGAATAACTGACCAACACATTGATTACAAACCAAAAAGTGCTTACACATACAATTGGACCTATTATATTAGTCATGCGTATAGTAATGATAATACAAAACAATTATCGTATGAGTTAAATAATAGTTCATATGATTGGATAGCGTCTGAAGGAATACCGTTTTCGATTATTAATAGAACTCAAAATGGAAGTAATGTAATATCATTTCAGTGTATTGCTCCTCATGGTTTATCGGTTGGTGAATATGTTGAGTTATCTTTCTTTTATAACCAAATAAACTTATTCCAAGTATATTCTTTGGGTAATAATGAATTTGATAGTGAGGAATATATTTTTAGTATTTATAATTTTGGATATACAGGTACAACATTTGCTAATGGGGTTACAGGTATATTTAAAAGGGTTATTAACCCTGATAACATTACCGAAACAAAATCTGAATATTATATAAGACAACATAAAATATTAACAGATGTTGATGGTGTGGTAATAACCAAAAATGGATTTGAAAAGAACGTGTTTGGTGAAGAAAAACAATTTGAATATAGTTCGATAACTCCAAATAACGTATCAAGGATTTCACAAAAGACAAGTAGTAATTCTTATAACGTAACAGTTGCGAATGACATCAATTTATTTGGTGTGTTAGATAATCAAGGTAGACCTGTAACTGAATTGTTTTTAACTATTATCAATAAAGGATATTCAGGTTATTTTAATCAACCAAATAATAATATTGGTTTAAAACAAGGGTGGGAGTTTAATATAACTTCGCCTGTAAGTGCTTGGTGGGATTTACAAAATAATTTTTCAGATACTAATATACCAACATCAAACTACACATTAACTAATGGTGTAACTAAAACTTTCTACTATAATCAAGATTTGAAAGAAGGGGATATAATTGACGGGGATTTTTGTGAATGGAATGACTATGACCAAATTGAAAGAGTTATATCACCGTATTATCAGAAAATTAATTATAATCAGAATGTGTTCCAAACCACAAGTTTGTACGATACAAATAGTCCAGGATTTTACTATAAACCACATACCTCAATGACTATTAGAGTATTCTCCGATTATGTTGAGACGGCGAATGTTGGACAGGTTGATAATGTACCATTCTATTCATACTATTCAAACTCGGACCAACAATTTAGATGGAGGGATTTATATAGTTACGGTTTTAGAGATAATTTAGAACGAGGTGTAGACTATCCATTTTTGAATAGTGCCCAATATCCATTTAAAGAATTAACTTTTAGGTTAATACCTGAAGGTATAAATTACAACACACTTGGTGTTGAATTCCCAATTAAACCATTGATAGATGAGTGTGAATAAATTAACTATTCGTAAAGATGGGTTTGTTGATAAACAACTTACCATCCCAGTACAATTTACTTGGGATTATTTGGGGCAAGACCAAAGTATTGAGGCATATGAAAGTGAAATCATTACAGAGGTAATTGGAATTGGACGAGATTTTGAAGTTAGTCGATTTGGCCATTCACCATTAACAGGTGCAACAAATGACCCAACGGATATTAAATATGAGTTTTATTTTTATTCGGGAACTTCATTAGATAGCTCGTCAAATTGGATTACTGATTATAGGGCGGAAGGATTCACCACTCAAGAGATATATTATTACTCAAACAATTATTCAAACTCATTTTTTAAACTTGATTTGTATGATAACTTTGATGAGAAAAGACAGAAAAATTATATAACAATAATAATTCCAACACAACAGGGATTGAAGATGAATGCCATTATGCAAACAACACCTGTTACTATTAATAAACCATCGTATGTTCTTGACTACGTTGGTGATAAAGAAGGTTTTTTTCTTTATTGGTTGAAAAAAAGAACATTCTTGGATATTGAAACATTTTACATGACCGCCAAGTTTTATGATGCAAAACAAGGTGTGTTTGTTAAAATGATGAATATGCCACAATCATCTTTATCAGGTAATAAATACGTGTTTGATAATTCACAATACTTCTATTATAGAGTTCATCTTGATTACGACAAACAAGAGTATCAGGTATTTAACATGAACCCAAATCAAACAATTTATTTGAATGATGGTGAGCGAGCGGGAACTTTGGAACCCATAAAATGGTATGAATATGTTAACCCATAATGGAGGATTTTTATAATATTATTATTTCACCTGAAACTATTAAGGGTGACATCTTTACGGTTAACATGCAAGGTCAGGATGTTGGGCCAAATTATACTGGTGAAACAACTGGCGTTTATTCTGCTATGACCCAAGTATTAAGTGCGGGTCCAAATGGAAGTTCACTACTTACAGGTTTAACTATACCTATCTTAATCAGACAAACCGCTGTTGACTTTGGTTATTATAGTCCATTTGATGGTGCGGTATTACAAAAAGATGTGGTTGCCAATTTTATATTTTCGTCAACAACTGCTGACCCATATGTATATAATGTATATAATACATCAAGTGAGTTTCAAAAGTTTCTTAAGTTATCTGCATATAAAATTGATTGGGGTGATGGTACTCCTGAACAGACAATTAACACATACACACCAAATTCAATTGTACACACTTATCCTGTTGCAAACGCTCAATATACTATTACTTTAAAACAAACTAATCCATGGGGTGTCACAAAAGTTTCAAAAACTGTGACAACGCCTTATGTTGATGTTGTTCCTAATAACCCAAATGGTCAAGCATTTTTTATTCCTGCGGGTGGTAATTGGTTTGAGACACCTATTAGTTATGATTATATATTTTCAGGTGATGCGGTAAATGTTGTATCCGCTCAAACCTCAAATAATTTTACAACGGTTCCATTTACAGTTTCAGGGTTAACAAAATCAAAACTTAATGAATTGGCAATGTATGGACCAAACAAATTCCAAGTTGGTGTTCCTGTAGTTAAAAATGGTCAAATATGGGGAGCAATCACAAACACTGCAACAACATTTACTGCTTATACGGTTAATTTGGTTGATTACTATGATTATATCGATGGTACGACAATATTTTTTGAACAATCTTCAGGATTTACCGATAGTAATTTAACTGCAAGACCAATAACCAAAGAAGAAGTTTTACTTAAAGCGGTTGACCAACCACAGATACAGACTAATGTTTTTGTTGAACGAGGAAAGAATTCTGCTTATGAACGAATTCAAAGAATGGGTGAAGTGGATAATTTAGGTGACATGATTAACTACGGATATGGATTTTTTAACGTTGAAAAAAAGAACTAAACTATTTATAAGATAAAAAGATATGGCAATAGGTTCATACGGCACAATTAGACCTTCAGATGTTTCACCTGAAGATGTACAAATAATAATGAATTACACTCCATCAAGGGATGTTACGGATAACTTTACCCTAACCCAACTTGACGCACAAACAATTCTTAAGCCTTACTTCAACAATACTCAAACAGGTGGAAATGCTGGTGTTGAGGTATTGGGTGGACTATATAATTTAACATTACCTGCAGAGCAATTCAACGCTCTTGGAATCTATACATTGTATTTGAGACCAGCGCAGATTAGAACAAGAATTACTGATTGTGGTGTGTTAAATGCGTTACCAAACGTAAAAGGTATTATTATTGATATTACAAATGTACCAACACAGTACCAAAACAAATTTGTACCACAAGGGTTGGTTGGTTTTAGAATAGAATATCTAAATCCCGATGGTTCAAAGATACCAAATTTCTTTAGAGTTGTTACCTCATCGTTCTTTTGTGAACCAGTTGTAACAAATGAAACAAACACAACTCAAAAAAGTATTAGATACAGATATGTTGAGGGTAATTCTAATTTAATATTCTTAACATTATCACCATC